TATGATTACCCATATCACCAATTTTAATTCTTTCATTCTCAAGACGAACACCACCAGTAACTTTCAAAGCCTCAGATGCTGCGTCAATAATAGCACCTGTATAACCTGTGTTATTGTTGGAGGAACCCATGATTTGAACAGGAAGTGGTTTGATTCTTGACACTCGATTAACGGTATCGGTATCACCCCATGCTGTTTTTACAATTTGAACGTGTGCGCCAGTAAAACCTGTACCACCACCCGCACCAAAGTCAGTTGCAATCGTATATGTTGCACCACCAATAATGACATTATCGCCTGTTTGACCTGATGCTAGGTATTGTTCGAATCCCATTTGTTATCTCCTGTAAGTAGCATAAATATATAGGAAAAATAGTTGACCTATTTCTGAGACACTCTATAATTCACCAAAAGGAGTTTACATGGGTATACCAGACGTAAAAGAGATCTCTGAACAAGTCGAGCAACATGCAAGAAAGTTTAGCACATCTTATATAGATGCCGTTGTTAAAGTTGCAGAAGAAAATGAGATCGACATTGAAGTTATTGGAAAGTTTCTTAGAAAGCCTATCAAGGAAAAACTTGAAATCGAAGGCAGAGACTTGAACTTGATTCGATCCAAGAAACCAAAACTACCTTTTTAAGTTGACATTGTTTTTTGTTTATGGTATAAATACATGGAAGCGGGGAGTTCCCGCGAAGTTTAGTGCGAGGGAGTTCCTCGCGGAAAGGATAAAACATGGGTTCATTTTCTGATTTTAAAAAGCGTTCAAAGAGTAGCATCGGGGATCTAACTGCAAAGTTAGAACAAATGAATAAGAAGGAGTCCTACAAGGATGATCGCTTCTGGATGCCTCAACGAGATCAATCTGGTAACGGATACGCAGTGATTCGTTTTCTTCCTGCTTGTGAGGGAGAAGAACTTCCGTGGGCTAAGTATTACGAGCATACTTTCCAAGGTCCAGGCGGTTGGTATATTGAAAAGTCTCGCACAACACTGAATGAAAAAGATCCTGTTTCTGAAATGAACAGTCGTCTTTGGAACAGCGGTGTTGAGTCTGACAAAGATATCGCTCGCGCCCGTAAGCGTCAAACACGGTATGTGTCTAACATCATGGTTGTCTCTGATCCTGCAAACCCTGATAACGAGGGTAAAGTTTTCCTCTATCGTTTTGGTCCAAAGATCTTCAACAAGATTCAAGAAGCGATGCAACCTGAGTTTCAAGATGAAGAACCACTCAACCCGTTCGACTTCTGGGGTGGTGCGGACTTCAAATTGAAGATTCGTAAAGTTGGTGGTTATGTAAACTACGACAAGTCTGAGTTTGCTCCATCGACAGAATTGTTTGAGGGTGATGACTCCGCTTTGGAGCGTGTCTGGAATCAACAACACAAACTCGGAGAGTTTGTTAATCCTGAAACTTTCAAGTCATATGATGAATTGAAAGAAAAACTTGATGCAGTCGTTGGTACTGATATCCGCGCCTCTGCTCCTGTAAAGGAGAAAACGATTGAGGATGTTCAACCCACACCTTCCGAGAGTGTGAGTGATTCAACAGAGAGCGGTTCAAGTGATAAGCAATCCACTATGGATTATTTTGAGGATTTGATGAACGAGAATAGTTGATACTACGCTATTCTTCTCTCTCAGAGGGCCCTTCGGGGCCCTCTTTTTTATTACGCAAGCAGTTGTCCTCGCATTGACTCAGATGCAGATGCTCTAAATGATCCGTTTTGTGTCTGAGTGGACGCTCCAGAAACAGTCGTATTTTGAACTGAGTTTACACTAGACTGAGTATTATTTACCATACCTACACTATTATTTTGTGTCGTTTCAGATCCTCTAGCATTTTCAACATCATTATTCGCATTTATAACAGTGCTTGTTAATGACCCCCCAGTATTTGCGCCTAAACTAGTAGTTGTATCATCAACA